AAATTTTAAAAGTTTCACATAAAGAATACGCAGAAGTGGGACTGCATAACCAAACCCACGCTTATGTCTGGCACGAGTAGGAAACAGAGCTTTCCGAGGGCGAGGTTAGGAGTACCACTTCCACCAGTGGTCGGGTTTTAGTGTACAGACTTTATTTAATAACCGAGTTGCCGAAAGGAACTCACATCAGCCGCCGTAAGGGGCTAACAGGAGAAACGAAATGACAGGTTTACAAACTGCATTAAATTTTAATGATTTCGACAAATTATTTGTCGGTTTTGATCGCTTGCACAATCAGCTAGCGAATAGGGTGACAGATTTACCCATTACTAATTATCCTAGATATAATCTAGTTGCTATAGGAGAGGAGGCTTACCGAATTGAATTGGCATTGCCAGGTTGGAAGAAACAGGACATAGAAATTAAACAACACAAAAACGAGCTTACCATAGAAGGTAAGGAAAAGCAAGAGTTGGACTCAGAAGAAGAACGCTATATTTATAAAGGGCTTAGCGGAAAAGTATTTAAAAGAGTTTTCACTCTTGGCGATTGGGTTGAAGTTCAGGACGCTGGCTTCAAAGACGGACTATTAGTAATTAACTTAGAGGTAAACACCCCTGAGGCAGAAAAACCTAAAAATATACAAATAGGTTAGAGGAGAAAGACTATGCAAACAGCATTGCGATTCTTGAATCGTTATGCAGGTTTGCGAGCGGTTCAAGAAATCTTTAAAACAAAAAAGACTGCCGAAGAGGCAGTTGAATGGAGCTTTTTTGCAGTATTAGTATTGGCAAATGTATTTATACTTTTATATCCAATACTCTACTGGTAGAAGTTTTTGAAATGACCCCGCAGCTCGATAAATTCTAAGTCTGTAGATTAAGTCTCAGTAATAAGAGAGCAACTACAGCCGACTCGGGGCATTTCTCTTTTTAGGAGATGTCATGAACAATGTTTTACAATGGGTAGCAATAATACTACTCGCAATAGGAATAGGAATTTTAATGAAATTAGGAGAAAAAGGGACAGAGATACTCAAATACTTTGAGGGTTGTAAACTTACAGCTTATCAAGATAGTGTAGGAGTATGGACTATAGGCTATGGACACACAAAGGTGTCTATGATGGCATGACTATAACTCAAGAACAAGCAGAGCAAATGTTACTGACAGAGCTTGAAGAGTATGAAGGCTACATAGAAAACATGGTAACAGTACCACTTACACAAAATCAATTTGATGCCCTAGTAGTATGGGTATACAATCTCGGTCCAACCAATTTCAAAAACAGTACCTTACTGAAAGAACTAAACGCAGGCAACTACAACGCAGCAAGCACAGAAATAAAAAGATGGAACAAAGCAGGCGGAAAAGTACTCGCAGGTTTAGTAAAAAGAAGGGAAGCAGAGGCCAATTTATTTAATGAAACTTAAATACAAAGGCAAAATGATAGAAGTATCAAATAACTTTATAAATGATTGTGGTATGCACGCCGCTCAAAGAGGAATGACTTTAGAGGAGTACATAGCAGAAGCATTTTCAATGCTGGAAAACAAGCCAGTAACAATAATTAACGATAAAATGTTGTATCAAAGTACAGCAGGATTAAACGCAGAAGGAAAGAAAATTGGAAAAGACGATTAAAGAGATAGTAGATAAATCACATAATGCTTATAAAGGAAAATTCTGGAATAGGCATATAAAAGATTTTCAAGGTTGGGAAGCCCTTTTAAAATGGGAAAAAGACTTTGAAAGCTTTTGTAGTCGTATGTGGCTAGACCATGAGGAAGAAAATCTTTCGCCTCATGCCGCAGGAAATAGACTATCTAAACAAGAATATATGACTAAGTATGAAAGCTGGTTAGTTAAACAATTTTTATTAAAACAAACAGTAGATATATCAATCATATGAAAACACAAGACTACAAAATAACAATAACAGCTAAAGCTGATGTTACCGATAAGGCGGTAAAAGATTGGTTACCACAAGCCTTACAAGAGGGGGATTTTGGATATAAATTAACAAAAATTTATAGTACAGAAATTGAGCCCATCGACAGAAGCGATTCTAGTAATAAATATATAAACGATATTGATGCTAGTGGCTAAGATAACAGGAGAAAGATGGACGACGGCGAACCGAGTCAGTTATACAAAACTTTACTATTAGAACAAGAATACAATCCCTCACAAGCAGTAGCAGTTCTAATACAGTATTACAGAATGAGTGAGGAAGAGGCTAATTTGATATCAAGAGAATATCATTTTAGATTGGGAGAAAAAAGAAATGTCAATGCCACCAGGACAATTCAGCGGAGACATGGATAGAAATGAGGTTGAAATTGACCTTAATAAATTCATGGCTTTGTTACAAGAAAAGTCGGAATTAAAAGACAGAATACGAGAACTAGAGGATATTAGCAACGTAAATCCGTTTCAAAAATGGATATTCCTAGCACAAATGGTAGACAGTTGGAGAATATTCCCTCGAATATTTTTAAGTATTTATATGTTTTTATTATATTTTGCAACATTTTGGTTTATGGACTTACCAACACCAAGTCTAGAGCAGTCAGGCTTAATTTCAGTATTAGTCGGAGCAGGCGCAGCTTGGTTTGGACTATATGCAGGAACACACAAAGCACCAACAGCAGGACAAGATAAGAAGTGAAAGAATGGTTAGGAGTTACAATAGTAATTATAATAGCGGGAGCATTAATAGCTCTTCCGCTAATATATCCTAACCCTCACTTTCACCATTTTCATTCACCACCTCAACCATATAGCTATCCATTTAAACCATAGGTTAAAATAGTTCTTGACATAGCTTCCATATTTTAGTATAATATAATAATGAAAAAAGTTAAATTTAGATTACGAGACGATTTAACAGTTTGTTTTCCACCACATTGGTCGGAAGAAAAACAAAACATTTGGTTAGCCAAATGGCACAAATACAATAACACAACACATTAGGAGATTTAGTGACTATAGACGAAAAAGCAAGATTAGACGAGTATGGTAAATTTGTAAAATTTACAACATCTGACGAAAGTCTGCATACAGAAACATTAGTTGATAGACTAATGGACTTACATGTACATCATCAAGCAGAGTTCTCTCAACTCCTAACAGCATCTATCGGCATGCAAGCCGAATCTGGAGAATTTTCCGAGATTATCAAAAAGATAGTCTTTCAAGGAAAAGAATTTACCGAAGAAGAAAGATTTCATCTCATGCGAGAGCTTGGAGATGTGCTTTGGTATTGGGTACAAGGTTGTACAGCTCTAGGATATACACCACAACAAGTTATGGAAGAAAATATCAGAAAACTAGAAGCTAGATACCCAGAGGGCTTTGAAGTAGTTAGAAGCGAGATTAGAGCAGAAGGAGATATATGAATTTTTTAGACATATTTTTATTTCCATTCACTATATTTGAGTATATATTCTCACTTATGGCATGGTTATTTCTAGTGTCTTGGGTAATGATGACAGACTGGTACTTTGAAGTAAGCCAGACTATATCAGAAAGATACCGAGAATTAAGAAATAGAAAAAAATGAACTACGAATTTTTAAATTTAAAAACGAAAAAAATGATATACGAATTTAAAGAGGACAAGGTAATAGAGTCCTTAAAAGAGTATATTGATGCAACTTATGAAAAGCATTATGGCTCAGGAAAAATTCAAGCAACTGAAGTTATTTTTGATGCACAACATGGAGAAGGTTTCTGTATAGGAAACATTATGAAATATGCACAGAGATACGGAAAGAAAAACGGATATGATGACAGAGACTTATATAAGATAATGCATTATGCAATTATTTTAATAGGACAACGAATAAAAGCAAAAGAAGAAGATATAGAATACGATAGACAACTTAATTACGACGCAGATTAACAGGAGAGATTAATGACAAAGAGAATTAAAAGGCTAGAAAAAGACATTAGCAGAATAAAATATTCACTAGAGTTAGTGAGGACTGTAGTACCAGTCATAGTTTTATTTATGCAAGTAATAATTCTGGCACAGGTACTATAATGGCAGTCAGAGGAATAAGAAAGAAAGCAGGAGAGAAACTAGACGAGGCAAACCTTACTAGAGTATCAGCATTACTTAATCAAGATAATCCGATAACTAAAAAGGAAGCCTGTGAAATGTTAAATATAAGTTATAATACTACGAGATTGGGTAGAATATTAAATGAATTTAATGAAACAGTATCTTTCCGAGAAGTACGAAAAT